GGGGGTTTCTGGTTTATTTCTAAACCACAATTTAAGGAATTTCCTTATGCGTACCAAATCATCTACAACTAGTTTTTCTAGTGGTAGCCGGACTCAGTCTGGATCATATCCAGAATTTCAGTACGGTTGGTACGGGAATGTTACTTGTAAATCCTACTCGCAGACCACGCATTTTGGCAACCATGTTGTCAAGAAGTTTGATCAGCGCAGCGAGCTTACAAGAACCGTTAAAGTGCCTGACCGACCTCGACCAATTACGTCTTACGACAGAAATGGTTATGAGGAAGGGCAATGTACTTTGCGCATTTCCTCGTCGTACCCTTCTCAAGAGTGCGGCGATAGCATGGCAAGTGGCTCGTTTTCGGCCTGTATACCGTTTAGTCTGATACAGACTATGCCGGTGGCTGACGACATTTCGCTTAGAGCAAATTTGAATAACAATGCTCTGTCGCAGGCTGTGGCCAGATTTATGGCTATACCTGTAGAACTTGCGGAACTTCCGGAGACAATCCGTCTCGTTGGCGACTCAATCCGAACATTGCGTAAAGCAGTGAACGGTATTAAGAAGGGCAATCTGTACACTGTGTGCAGAGTCCTGGGTATACCGTATCAAGTCATTCCTTCAGCATATCGAAGGCGTGGTCGTAGATACGGCGAAGTCAGCAAGATACATCCACTTAACACAACTACTCATACGTTGGCTAAGTGGTGGCTACAAGTTTGGTATGGTTGGATGCCTTTATTATATAGCGTCCAAGATGCCGTCGAATACGTTAATCGCAAGATTAGCCAAGAAACCTTTATTAAGACCTACGTGGGCCGCAAGGTCTACGCAGAAAATCTTACTAAGGCCTCGTTCGGACCTGACAGTGCTGATAGTTATAGCATTGACAGAGTAGTCAGAGATGTTCAGCACTATAAGTGCGGCTTTACTTTTGAGACCCTCGGCTTGCCTACATGGCAAGAGAATCTTGGATTTAAAGACGGACTTAGTACTGTTTGGGAATTAACCCCCTTTAGCTTTATGATTGATCCAATTTTCAATCTTGGTGATTTCTTTGAAGCATGCAGTATGCCAAAACGGCTTGGTTTTGTTGACGGTTATTTTGTCAAGAAAACTAAACGCACGTTAGTGTACGAAAATCTCGCACCCCAAAATGGTGGTGGGTGGTCTGACTCTGGAGCTGGTATCAAAGTTACGCCTTTAACAGCGTACTGGTACAACCGCTCTAAGATCTTCAAACCTGAAGCCCAACTTCCGAGTTTAGAAATACCGGGTAATTGGAAATATCCGGTGACTGCGCTCGCACTCCTGCGTGCCGCTTTTATCAACGATGTAATAAACGTTACATAAAAACGATCCTTTTGGAGGATATAATAATGCCTTTATTTACGGCAATGCCACTAGCTGGCACATCAGCAACAACTACGTACAACCCAGCTCGTCTAGAAGATGGCTACTTAGCCGAATTCACGACTGCGGGTAGTCTCGCTGAACGCGGACGTTTGAACATTAATGTTCGACCAGACGCACCAAACGCAACTGTACGCAAGGTTGGCGTGGTCATTGACCAGCCTGTCCCTGCAGACGCTACACACCCGCTAGCACGTTTTCGTAAGATCGGCCTAAGCCTTTCTATCGATCGTACGTGCGAACCTGGAGATGCTGAAGAAGTTGTCGATCAAATGATTAGTGCCATGGGAAACTCTGGCATTCGTCAAGCTTTGATTGACCACTTGACATTTCACTCATAGTGAACTGTGACTTCTTTTTGCACCTCTTGGAGCTTTTCGAAGCTCTGGTGTTTTTTGTTGAGCAATTCAACATCTAAGCGAGATCATCCTATGCCTTCTATGAAAGCACCCCAGGTTACTGACTTGGGATTAGAAAGATCATTTCAGACAATGTTGTCTGAGTACAGTGCAGTTTTAGGTTACCAAGGAAAACTTTGTAACCTCCCCACGTCTTTTCCTGATTTCGATCAGGAAGGCGGATCACTAGAGAAAGCAGTCTCGTTTTATAAAGACTATCAACTCTATAATCTTCTGCGTAAGCAGAGTGTGGATGATCCAGCTGTCGAGAAGACGCTTCGAAAGGAGTGTTTTCTTGCCTGGCTTAAAACTGAAGACGAAGCGCGACAAATGAACGATAAGTTTTGTGAAGGTGATTTTATCACCGAGGCAGGTTTAGCTCCTAATTTTCATAGGGCGTCTGCATTAATTCACGAAGTACTTAAGTCATTTGATCCAGCGGCATTCGCTGCTGGTGTTCGTTTTTCGTCTGGTGCCTCTACGAGCAAAAAGCGCGTTAATGGTCACCCCGTTTATAAACTCGCAGGTCCTCTTGATTGTACCGAAGAGGCGAGTGCTTTAGTGCTTTCTGTAATGTGGACCGATCCGCAATGGACCGAACGCATGCAGAAAATCTCTGATTGGCCTTATAATTGGCTTAATCTTAGACGAGGCGCGAAGTTTGACTCCGTACTCAAGCAAAAAGGCAAACGTAGACCGATTGTAATCACACCGGAAGGTGTGAATTACTGTCAGCTCTCTGTAGGTAGTATGATCCGGAAGGCTTTATTGCCTTACGGTGTCGATCTAAACGATCAATCGATTAATAACCGATTGGCTTGGTTAGGCTCCTTAGAGAAAAATCTGTCCACTCTCGATCAAACGGATGCGTCCGGCCATGTTTTCTATTGGCTAGTAGCTCGTTTGTTCGGGGAAGAATCAGACTGGTTTAAGTGTCTTGATGCATTACGATGTAAATGGGTTGAAATACCGAAGCAGTTAGCGAAACTTGATCCTACAGCAGTCTTCGAGGATGGCCGTTATTGGCACCCTCAACAGGCTTTTGCTGGAATGGGAGACGGGTTTTGCTTCGAGCTGCAGAGCTTGATATTTTGGGCTCTTGCTAAATCAACCGTTGACGATCGTAGTATCCATTCTATTCATCACCATCAAGGTAGTGAAGTGGATATTCAAGTAAAACCGCAGATGGGAACTTATTCCATCTTTGGCGACGATCTAATCGTACCAACTGAGCAAACCGAAACGGTCATAGACCTTTTCGACAAGCTTGGTTTTACTGTCAACACCTCTAAGTCCTTTTTCGGCGATGTGCCGTTTAGGGAAAGCTGTGGAGGTCACTATTACGAAGGGTACAATGTTACACCCATTCATGTAAAAGAGCAAACCGGTCTGGTACAAACCGATTGGTTGTGGTTCTTGAACAGCGTGAAACTCCATCCTTTGAGTGCTGCTATACCTGTGAAGGTACGGGCGGCTTTTATCGAACGATGGAAACGCGTTGCGTGTCGTAAATTCCGCAAGCTCAATGGCTTGCAGGTGCCTCCTTCTTATGGACTAACGTCCGGTTGGGTGGTAGATGCTTCTGAGGCTAAAACCTCTAAGTACTTACGCACGAAGTTCTTTGTTGTCAAAATGTTAAATGAGGTTTATGAAACTCATAACGTTGATGGTCCTATTGCATATCATGCGAATTTGCATGGCAATAAGTCAACCGGCGTTTCAATTACTGACGACTCCTTGTGGGAGGCCAGATTCATGGCCGAACATTCTGATTCCTCGCATCAAGAGCTTTGGCTCCAAATGCGCGGCAAAAATCCAAAAACTGGTAAACGCATCACAGATAAGAAATGCTACAGTACGGCTCCTATTGATTTAGCGAGTCTTGATACTGCACAATTTTCTGTTACTGAGATGTTTTACCGTACCGGTTCTACCGGTCTGGACATGCCAAATAGGAATAAAGAACCTAAGTTCGTGCTCTCTGAGCACATGATAGGTTGGTG